GGCAGCTGTATCATCGTGTGTCATCTTGACCACGCCGATGTCCTGCAGCAGCTTACTACCCATGAAGGTTGTTGCCCGCGCCCACGACTTGTCGTTCTTGCGGTCGTACCCTACCTCGGTGCGGATGTTTTCAATATCACACGCATGGCCGATCGCGGCCTTCGCATGCATGAAGCAATCCGCGGTAGCGGTACCAGTGCCTGGCAAACCGGCGTCCACAATCCAGTTCACCCCGTACCAGTTGAAGGCACGAGACTTGCTGACATTCTCGAACCCTTTCAGGTTCACGAAGTCGCTTGAAGTGAATTGACGGAAGCCCATCAGTTGGCCACAGAAGGCAGGCGTGATGATCGCGAAAGGCTCTTCATCCAGAGCGAAGTTATTCGCAAGGATTGTCCGAGCATCCGAGACCAGTGCTACGGTCGCTGCTGCTGCGCCACCTGTCCAGGTAGTGGAGGCGGTGTTGAGTTCGGTGTAGATGTCATCATCGATCTTTCTGTTGATGACCTTCATCGAGGTCTCTTGCATGATCCGACGACCATCACCCTGGGACGCATAGATGTTGAATCTCGTGCGTTCCGGAACATCGTGCCACTCTTGGAGCAGCGCGGTGAACTGGTTCAGGTTATCGGGGCGTGTAGGAATGTCGCCGTTGACGCCACGGGTTGTTGCCGTTGCCCCACCGCTGTCAGCAACCAAAAATGTGGCTTCGTTGCCATTGATTTCGGTCTCTACGGTAGTGGTCCGACGAGCCAGACTCTGGCCCTTTTCAAACCCCATGACAACTTCTTGACGAAACATTTCTTGGAAGGCTGTATCAGCCATAGATTGCTCCTAATCAGTTAGTGGTCAGTTAACCGCTTTGTCGGAGGAGGCTCTAATGTCAGGTCTGCCAGGGAGGCCGTGTTGTTCGGGGCTGGCTCGTTGAGGTTGAGGGTCGTTCTCAGCGTCGATCTCGATAATAGATCACGGATCCCGAAAAGGTCAATCCCTGGGCCAGCAGAAAGTTGGTTCGGCAATTCCACTTTGCCGTACCAGATCCTTGGTTCGGCAACTCCACTTGCCGTACCAGATAAAGTGGGGCGTTCGGGCATTGGGATTCATAACCGCCTTATTGAATTTCAGGCTACTATCAATGACTTGCGTGGGGCGTTCGTGGGGCGTTCGCCAATGCCCAGGCAAAAGAAAGCCCCATCCAAGACGCAAATCATAGTGGGGCTTCAAGCCTGGACCGATTACTGAAAAGCCCAGGAGTGGCCAGTCTACTGCGATCCCTCGAACTGGTCAATCATGGTCTGGGCCTTCATGTAATCATCCTGGGCCTTGTTGTCCTTGTGCCAGGCAACCGAATCATCACGCATACGCTCCAGCGCCTTGGCCACCACCTGACGCGCATCGTTCAGCGTAGCCTCCTGGCCACCCTTGATCGGATCCATCGGTGTGATCTGGCGATCGACATTGACCAACCAGGTCATGTACTCGGGGCAGTTCATGATGCCGCGGCCATCGGGCATCTTGGCCTGCTTGATCGCGTCACGGACTGCTTCCGGTAGCAGGTTGAACTGGTTGGTGGCTCGGTTCATATTGATCTGATACTCAGGCCCCCAGTTCTCCTTCGCGATCTTCGTGAACTCCTGGGCATCCAGGTTGTCCTGGACATGCATCTGCTCGACCACCTTGTCGGTCTCGGCCATGTAGGTACCCATCAAATCGTTCAGGGCCTCGTTGGAGATGTTGTACTTGTGAGCGATCTCGGCCACTGGTCCCATCATCTCGAGATCCATCTCGGACAGCTCACGCTCGGATCCGGTGAAGTCGTACTTGTCAGCCGTCAGTGGGATGTCATTGGCTACGCGGAAGTCGCTGATCTGCTCTTCGGATGCATCCTCGGGCAGGCCGAGTGATACCTCGCCGGCTCGGATCTTGTCGTGGGCCTGGAACGCTGACTCGAGGAATTTATCCTGGTCGGTGTAACGCTCGAGGCGCTTACCCCACTCTTCATTCTTGCCGGCCAGGTTAGTGCGCCAGGTATCGCCGGCACCGGATCCACCGTCACCTTCGCCCTCGCCCTCGCCCTCGCCTTCACCGCCTTTGCCTTCGCCTTCGCCTCCCTTGCCTTCGCCGCCTTCTCCCTCGCCGCCGCCTTCACCTTCACCGCCGCTGCCTTCACCACCTTCGCCGGCTTCGGCTCTGTAAACGTGGCCACTGGACCACCTGTCGTTCATGAATTTCACTGGGTATTCTCCTGTTATGGATTGTTGTTTTGGGCGTCTTCCTCACCGACTGATCGACGGCGTTGTCGGAAGATCTCTTTGCCTACGAACACGCGGCCATTGATGAAGCCGGTCTCGTCGGGGGCGCCAAATTGGATGGGCTGGATGTCCATCAAGCAGATCTTCTCAACGATCACTTTGATCGCGATGGCTTGCTGTTCTGGTTCGGCGTTCTCTTCTGGATCCGCTGTCATTTGCAGCGCGATCAACTCATGTCTTTCTAAGGCTGGGACCTCGAAGACATTGAACTTTTTTACGGCCATTGTTTACCTCATATTGGCGTCATATCTCGGTGCTTCTTGAAGCCGTTACCCTGGACGTCATACGGGTTGGACAGGTTCGTAGCCTCGTCGGACTTGTCATCCTGGTCCCGATTGTAGTCGGGCTTCGGTGTGTTGGCGCCACCTGGTTGGGGATGCTGTGGTTGATCTGGCATCAGTATCTCCTACGCCTGGGCGTGGTTGGACGTTTCTTCATGGGTGGTTTCTTTGCCATCATGCTGCCTCCTCTGCCGCCATCGCAGCTGCCTGCTGGGTGGCTGCGACTTGCTGTTGTTGCTCGGTCATGGCCTTCACATCCTGCAGGCTACGCAGCCATTTTTCTGGTGCTCCGGATCCCTGGATTGCATCGCGTAGTGAGATGCCAAAATCGACATGGTTGGCCACGGATGGATCGCCGGCTGCTGCTGTCTCCAGGAGCTGCGCGACCTGCTGGAACTGCGTGACCTTCTTCTCCTCGTCGGCTTCGGACAATGGTGACTCGAACTTGAATCGGATGTTCTGGCCGAGCAGGGATTTCGGGATGTCCTGGGGTGATCCCAGGAAGCCATGCTTGAGCGCAGTCTCGAAGGCCAGCTCACACATGCGGCCTGAGTACTCGTGCTCGATCGGTGCGAACAGCGGCAGGTTCTCACGCCTGAATTGCTTCATGCGTTCACTGACTTCGTAGGCTGTCATCTCCCGACCGATGTCAGGCATGTTGATCTTGTTGACGTAGAACGCGGCCTGCAGGACCTCGACAATTCCCTCGCGCATTTCCATGCCGAGCGGGAAGCCCTTGCTGTCCTGGACCAGGGGCCGCAGGCTGGCGCCGAGGCGCTCGTCGTAGTCTTCGCTCACGAACGTGATGCCATCAGGGTAGAGATTCGCATCTCCTCGGATGACATTCTCGGTCGCAATAATAGGCGGTCTCGCGTGACGTTCCCCAGCTTCCAATAGTGTATGTGTCATCGCTTGAAGGGTTCGAGCGTCTGGGAGACCTACCACAGTTGCAGGCGAGTACGCATACGGGCTGCAAGCTATGGTCTGGAACCGAGGCACGATGTATCGGGGGTGCATGCTGCCTCCGATCTCCATGATGGTCTCGGTCTGCAGGTCGAGCGTCAGCAGGACCCGCGGGAATCGTTCGAGCTGTGGATCGCCGTACATGCTCGAGGTGATGTCGAAGTGGTGGATCGGCACCTCGTGGAACGGGTGGTCCTTCAGCTTCTTCTGGTGCGCCTTCGGCATGTTCTCCTCGCCGTAGTACTGCGCCATCTTGTACAGCGCGATGTCCTCCTTGCGGACCACGCCATCGACCTGGCCATTCTCGTCGTCCCACCAGGCCATGTCCTTCATGTGCCAGGTGCGGAACAGTAGTCCGGATGCCTGGCGATTCAGCTCGATCGACATGACGCCATTGCCGAAGGTGATGTAGTCGTTGTCCATCTCCTTGGTGGCCCTGCGGAAGTTGGCGTTGCGCTGGTTCATCAGCATCATCAATCGCTTGGTCGCCCACTCGAGCCACATCTTGCCCTCGTGATCAGGCTCGTCCTCGATGCCGATCGAGAACCACTCGCCGTCCCGCAGCATGGCCTCGAGACTGTTGGCTAACTCACGGCGAATCAACAGGGGCTGACTCGAGGCCAGGCTGTCTGTCAGCTCTTCGCCAATGTAATGGGTGCGGAGGAAATCGTTGCGCTCGGGGTAGAAGTTCTCGGCCAGCTCCTGCCAGAGACTGAGCACAGGGTACTGCTTCTCGAACCGCTCTCGAGAGAACTTCCGGAGCATGCCAGGCGACATCGTCATGACTTAGCCCAGGGCTGAAGTTTTGTCGAGTACGCTACCTGATCGACCTGTGCCGGCACGGCGCATCGCGATCGCCTTTTGAGCTGCGATACGGCTGGTCGTGGACATGGATCCGGTCGGGGTTGATTCGGCCAGCTTCCTGGCTTCCTCTTCCTGTTGCGCCTTGGCTTCCTTCTCGGATTTCAATGCGTCTGCTCGGGCCTGTTTGGATTGTTTCTCGGCTGCATCTCGTGCCTTGCCGGCATCCTTGCTGCTCTTGTAGGAGCTGTACGTCGAGACCGCGGCCATCACTGCTGTTGCTGCCATTATGCTATTGCTCCTGTGGTTGGGCCTCGAGCTGCTGCTCGACCTTGCCTGCGTTGACCTTTCTGCCGCTGCGCTGCGACATTCGAGGCTACCCTGGTGGATCCAAATGCGCTGGCGCCACCCATGGCCTTCGCCTTCAAGCCAGTCGCTCGGGTGTCCTGCTTGATCCCCTGGGTCTCGTACTCGATTTTCTGCACCTCGTAGACTGACTTGCCCTCGCGCCTGGCTGACTTCTCAGCTCTGCCCCTGGCCCTGGCTCGGTTGTCTACCCGTCGATCATTCTTGCCCTGGGTGCTGAAAGCCTGGGAGGGTGCCTTGTAGTGGAACTCCCAGTTGCGAGGATCGTCGGCTCGGTTGCCGGTGGATTTGAGATAGTCACTGAATGATTTGCGCTTATCGACCTTGCCCTTGGCATCGAGGATGTTGGCGCCGGCTACGAACTTGTCGCCCTTCTTGAGCTTGCCCTTGTAGTCGAAGTCCTTGGTGCCTTTGTAGCTGGGGTTGGATGCTCTGACGGCATAGATGCCGGTACCTGGTCTGGCGCGTTCATAGTTCTTGGAGCCTGGTCGGCCCTTGGCAGCTGTTGCTCGTCGGCCCTTCGGTTCCCTATCTTCGCGTGGCATGACTATGCATCGCCAGCGCGTGGGTGCTTCAGACTGCCTCCATGTCCACCGCCTTGTGCATCGTTGGAGGTGTCAACGAACTTGCCGCCACCACCGCCATCATCGTTCTTCAGACCAGCGCCCATGCGGCGTGATCCCTTGTTGTTCCCAAACCCGCCCTGCTGGCCTGCGTCGAAATTCTTACCTGCCGGTTGAGCTGCGCCAGGCTTCGCGCCTCCGGTGTTCTGCTTAGATGATCCGTAGTTCGGCATTACAATACCCTCTCCCAGTTCTCTTCAGTTAAGTGGAAACCCAGCTTGACGAGCAGGTTTCGGAAAGGGTAATCAGTTTTCATGTGTATGGTCAAGATGTCAGCTCCAAGGTTTTTTAGATCCAGAGCTGCGTGTTTGATCAGCCGGTAGCCGCAGGTCCCGCCACGATAGGCTGGATCCACATACATGATGTCGTTGACGGCCAGCGTGGTCTGCTGGTAGTGCAGGCCTTTCATCACGATGGTCACGAAGTAGCCGATCAGCCTGCCTGGTCCCGCCACGGTTCGGTCATCCTTCGTGTACTGCTCTCGGGCAGTGAAGATCCGGAGCAGGCCTGCCTCCTCGAGGCCCTGGTACTTCTCGAGATCTGGATCCAGTGGCTTGATCGGTTTGTCGGTGGCGATCTCGACGTAGTGCGCCTCGAGCATCGGGATGGCCTCCTCGTAGCAGTCGTCCCACTTTTCAACCTGGTAGGTGATCATGCGCTGTTGACCCTCCCGCACGGCTGGCAGTAATCCTTCACCAGTCGGCCATGCTCACACTTCTTGCCGGCCCATCGATCGAGTGCGTCCATCATGGTGATCTCCGGTACGATCTCGTGGCCGTACCCACCCTGCGATGCAGCGGCATTCACTCTGATCGCGCACCAGTAGACCAGGCGCCTCGGCAGCTTCCAGGCTAACCACATTGCAAACTTGTCTCGGTTTATCGAGTACCATTCTTTCAGTCGTTCTCTCATAATCCCTCCTCGTACTTTTCAGTGCATGGTGTGCATAGATTGATCTGGCCACCAGCGTCATTGCCATCCCAGTAGCAGCGATAGGTCGCGCCACACTCCGGACAGGTGAACGCCGGCTTCCATTGCCAGAAGGTTGGGCAGCTGAACAGGTAGTGCTTCCACTTCTGCCACCAGGTCTTGAACGGGCTGGCGATCGTCACGACATCGAAGGCGCTGCCATCGGGTAGTATGTTCATCGGTTGATCCTCCTCGAGATCCTGGCCAGGTCACGGCGCCTGCGCCTGCGTCGAACGCTCGGCCAGAACCAGGGTTGATAATCGGATGACGCTCGGGCGCCTGACTTACATTTATTCTTTCGATGCATCGGCACTGAATTTCTCCTCGATTAGTTTCTCCAGCTCGTCCAGGGCCTCAAGCCCGATGCCGGCACGGTCCAGCATCTCGGGCATCATCAGCTTGGTGGCAACCTCCTTGACGTTACCCTTGACCATCCAGTTGTAGGCCGTGGTGAAGACCAGGGTGGAATCGTTGCGGTCAGGTTGAATGCCGGCGACCAGGTCAGGGTTGATGAAGATTGGGCCAGCCTGGCAGATGCCGCGGCCATCCTCGAACTCGACCAGGATGGTCATCGCTCGATGTCCACGATCAGGTGGACCCTCGCGTCTTCCATCAGGTTGACCACCGTGTGCAGCTCTCGGACATCACACTCCCACATCTCGCCTGACTGCATGACCTGGACCTCGTCGGCAATCAGGAACACATTCTCGTCGCCGCCCTCTACCACCAGGTGGCAGCGTCGATAGAACTCAGGCACGGCGCCCTCGTCCTTGTGCGGGTGAATCGACTTACCTGGTGGCAGCTTGGTCAGGATCACGCGGCCCAGGCGCAGCGGTGAATCCAGGTGCTGCATCTCCGGACTCGAGAGCAGGTACGCCAGGTTGTTGGCCATCCTCAATGTCGCCGGCATCAGCTCGGAGGCTGGGTAGTCCTCGCAGGCAATCTCGACATGCAGTTCCTGGAGTGACTTGCTGTGGATCCCGACCGGCCCTCGAAGCACGATGTCCTCGGTGTCGCGGTGCGGAGATCCTGGGAAGGTTACCCTGGGCGATTTGCCCCAGAACAGTGGCTGTCGGTACAGCTCGTCGCGGACTTCTGAGAGCACGACTGAATCAGGATCGAAGGTGTCGCCAATCTTGCGGAACCACTTCATGAGTTTGCCCAGCCGTTCATCCAGATCTTGAAGTTGTCCCAGGGAGATCGGACCTTGAGCTTGTGCCGTAGCATCTCGATCTGCCTGATCTGCTGCTTGATGATGGTGACGGCCTTTTT